CTCAGATTTTTTCATGTACGAATTGAGGACATAACGCATGCCCGGCCCAGTCCCGAAAAACCCGGCGCTGCGACAGCGCCGCAACAAGACCGCCACACGGGCGGAGCTGACAACCGATGAGGAACCGCGGAAGCGAGCGCCGCAACTGCCGCGGGGGCGGGAATGGCACCGCCTGACCCGCGCATGGTGGCGCGAGGTGTGGCGGTCGCCGATGGCGGAGGAGTTCCTGGACAGCGACGTGCACGGGCTCTACATCCTGGCGGAGCTGGTGGACCAGTTTTGGACGATGCCCGCCACGGGGCTGGCGACGGAGATCCGGTTGCAACGGCAGTGCTTTGGGCTGACGCCGATCGACAGGCGGCGCCTGCAGTGGGAGGTGACGCGCGCGGAGGATGCCACCAAGCGCCGGGGACAGCGCAAGGTGCGGCAGGCGCAGGATGGGGAGATCGACCCGCGCGAGGGGTTGCGGGTGGTGAAGTGATGTGACGGTGCTGATGGTGCCGGCGCTTGACGAGGAGCCATGGCCGACGCTGGGGCCGCAGGTGTGCGATTTCATCGAGAGCTACCTGGTGTACGGGCCGGGGGACTTGAGGGGGGAGCCGGCGCGGCTCGATGCCGAGAAGCGGGCGCTGATCTACCGCATGTATGAGCTGTACCCGCAGGGGCACCCCCAGGCCGGCCGGCGGCGGTTCAAGCGCGTGGCGGTGTCGCTGCGGAAGGGGAGCGCCAAGACGGAGTTTGCGGCCTGGATCGCGGCGGTGGAGCTGCACCCGGACGGGCCGGTGCGCTGCGATGGGTTCGACGTCAACGGCGAGCCGGTGGGGGTGGGGGTGACGGACCCCTACATCCCGATGGTGGCCTACACGGAAGAGCAATCGGACGAGCTGGCGTACGGGGCGCTGCGGGTGATCCTGGCGTACAGCCCGCTGGCCGGGGATTTCGATATCGGGCTCGAGCGGATCCTGCGGATCGGCGGGGACGGCAAGGCGGTGTCGCTGGCGAGCGCGCCGGACGCGAGAGACGGCGCCAGGACGACGTGGCAACACTTTGACGAGACGCACCGGTTCACGCTGCCGCGGCTGAAGAGCGCGCACCGGACGATGCTGGCGAACATCCCGAAGCGCATGTTGTCGGACGCCTGGAGCCTGGAGACGACGACGGCGCCGGCGCCGGGGGAGGGGTCCATCGCCGAGGGGACGATGGACTATGCGCGGCAGGTGCGGGACGGCAAGATCGCGGATTCGCGGCTGTTCTTCTATCACCGCCAGGCGGATGACAAGATCAAGTTGTACGGCGATGCGGGGGAACTGGACCTGACGGCGGTGCGGCGGGCGGTGATCGACGCCTCGGGGCCGGTGGCAGAGTGGTCGGACATCGATGGGATCGTGGAGCAGTGGCGGGACCCGACGGCCGACGTGACGTACCTGGAGCGCGTATGGCTGAACCGGCTGGTGCGCTCGACCGAGCGGGCGTTCGACGCGGAGCGCTGGAAGGCGCTCGCGCGGCCGGGGATGGCCATTGCCGACGGGGAGATGATCACGCTCGGGTTTGACGGGGCGCGCTACCACGACAGCACGGCGCTGGTGGCGACGCACATTCTCAGCGGCTACCAGTGGCTGGTGGGGCTGTGGGAGCACCCCCAGGGGATCGAGCAATGGGAGGTGCCCGAGGCTGAGGTGGTGGAGGCGGTGGACGAGGCCTTCCGGCGCTGGGAAGTGTGGCGGATGTACTGCGACCCGCCGTATTGGGAGAGCCACGTGGCCCAATGGGCCGGCGCCCACGGAGAGAAGACGGTCTTGGAGTGGTGGACGCATCGCACGCGGGCGATGGCCTATGCCATCAAGAGTTTCTACAACGCGATCACGTCGGGGGATCTGACACACGACGGAAGCGCGGGGCTGGCGATGCACATCGGGAACGCGGTGCGCCGGGTGTTGACGCTGCGGGACGAGACGGGGGTGCCGTTGTGGACGATGTACAAGGAGCGCCCGGACAGCCCACACAAGATCGACGCGGCGATGGCGGCGGTGCTTTCGTGGGAGGCGCGGAACGACGCGCTGGCGGCGGGGGTGGGGGATAGCGCCTCGGTGTACGAGGAAAGGGACATGATCATCCTGTGAGGGGTGTGATGGGGCGGTTTGGGTTGCGGGAGGGGCTGGTGGTTGCGGGGCTGGGGATGATGGCGGCGGGGCTGGCGATGGTGGATGTGGCCCTGGCGCTGATCGTGACGGGGGCCCTGCTGTTCGCGCTGGCGGTGGTGCCCATGCTGCTGATGGGCGGCGGGGATCGGGAGGAAACGTGACGGGTTGGCTGATGCAGCTCCTACAGCCCGCGCGCCAGGCGCTGAACCTGGACCCGAACGACGAGCGGACGTGGATGCCCGCCTCGGGCGGGAGCTGGTCGCAGACGGGGCTGTACGTGTACCCGGAGCGGGCGCTGCAGGCCTCGCCGGTGTGGGGGTGCGTGCGGCTGCTGAGCGAGAGCATTGCGTCGCTGCCGATCCACATCTACCGGCGGCTGGCGGATGGGGGCAAGGAGCGGGCGCCGGAGCATCCGCTATATGACCTGCTCCACATGGCGCCCAACGGGCTGCAGACGGCGTTCGATTTCAAGCGCCTGCTGATGGTGCACGCGTTGCTGTGGGGCAACGGGTATGCGCAGATTCATCCCGGGCCGCGGGGGGCGGTGGACAGCCTGGAGGTGCACCATCCCGATTACGTGCGTGAGGAGGCGATCCCCGGCGCGCGGATTCGCTACCAGGTGAAGGGCAGCAACGGCGTCGAGCGGCCGGTGAACGATGAGGACATGTTCCACATCCGTGGGATGTGCCTCGATGGGGTGACGGGGCTGTCGCTGATGGAGTATGCGCGGGATTCCATCGGGCTGGCGCTGGCGGAGGTGGGGTATTCGAGCCGGTTCTACTCGCAGAACGCGCGGCCCGGCGGGGTGCTCAAGCACCCGGCCAAACTGTCGCCGCAGGCGGCGGAGCGGTTGCGGGAGCGGTGGGAGGCGGCCCATGCCGGCCTCGGGCAGGCGCACCGTGTGGCCGTGCTCGAGGAGGGGATGGAGTGGCAGCAGACGGGCATGACCAACGAGCAGGCCCAGCTGATCCTGATGCTGGATTGGTCGGTGGCGGACGTGGCGCGCTATTTCAACGTGCCGCTGCACATGATCCAGGCCATGACCAAAACGACCAGCTGGGGCTCGGGCATCGAGGAGATGAACATCGAGTTTGTCACCTATTCGCTGCTGCCGTGGCTGGTCAACTGGCAGGACACGATCCAGAAGGACCTGATTGTCGCGCGGCGGACGTACTTTGCCGAGTTCCTGCTCGAGGCGCTGCTGCGGGGCAAGTTGGGAGACCGGTACACGGCCTATGCCACGGGGCGGCAGTGGGGATGGCTGAGCGTCAACGATATCCGCAGCCTGGAGAATATGAACCCCATCCCAAACGGCGGTATGTATCTGCAGCCGCTGAACATGGTGCCGGCGGGGACGCCCCCGGCCGAGGGGCTGCACTATCAGCTGTTGCTGCGTGAGGCTGCGGCGCGGGTGGTGCGGAAAGAGATCGCGGCGATGGGGCGAGCGGCCAAGCGCTGTGCGGGGGACTCGCAGGGGTGGCAGGCCGCGGTGACCGAGTTCTATGGCACGCACGGCGCATTCGTGTCGGAGACGTTGCGGGCGGATCGGCGCGAGGCGGAGCGGTACGCGCGGGCGCAGGTAAACGAGCTGCTGATGCTGGGGCCGGAGGCGATGGACGAGTGGGAGCCGAAACGCGTGGATGAGTTGGTGGCGATGGCCACCGGGAATGGCGGGCAGCGATGAGACTTGGACACGTGATCAGCTATGTGGTGAACACGCCGTGGGCGATCCTGCCGGAGAAGATGAGCGTGATTCTCGACCTGCTGGCGTTCCACGCGGTGGGCGGGCAGTACACAGTGGAGGAGATCCGGGAGCGGATCGGCGTGCAACATCCAGCAACGGGGATTCACGATGCCCGCGTGGCGTTTGCCGCGGAGGATCCGCACGTATATCCCGTGGCGGCCAGCCAAGCGGAACGGCCCAGCGGTGTGGGGGTGGCGGTGTTGCCGGTGTATGGGGTGATCCACCAGCGGGCGAACCTGATGACGGACACGTCCGGCGGGACGTCGGTGGAGCGGTTGACGGCGCAGTTTCGCCAGGCGCTGGCCGACCCCTCGGTGGGGGCGGTGGTGCTGGACGTGGACTCGCCGGGCGGGGCAGTGCCCGGGATCGAGGAGCTGTCGGCGGAGATGCACGGGGCGCGAGGGAGCAAGCCGATCCTGGCCGTGGCGAACAGTCTGGCGGCGAGCGCGGCGTACTGGATCGCGACGGCGGCGGATGAGGTGGTGGTGACGCCCAGCGGCGAGGTGGGGTCCATCGGCGTGTTCGCGGTACACGAGGATTTCAGCGCCGCGCTGGAGGCAGAGGGCGTGCGGGTGACGCTGATCTCGGCGGGCAAGTTCAAGATGGAGGGGAACCCGTACGAGCCGCTGGGGGAGGTGGCGCGCGAGGCGTTGCAGGCGCGGGTGGATGACTACTATGGGATGTTCGTCAAGGCCGTGGCGCGGAACCGGGGCGTGACGGCGAAGGACGTGCGCGAAGGGTTCGGTGAGGGGCGCGTGGTGGGGGCCGGGGAGGCCAAGCGCCTGGGGATGGTGGATCGGGTGGAGACGTTCGATGCGGCGGTGGCGCGGCTGTTGCAGCGGGTGAACGCGAGCGCGCGCCGGCGGACGTCGCCGCAGGCGCGGACGTCGGCGATGGGGATGGAGACGAGGCAGAGGCGGGTACGGGCGCGGCTCCGTTGAGACCGGGCCCGGGGTGAGATGGCTGAGGGGCTCCGACGAGGCCCAAGGCGCGCGTGGGTATCGGTGTGCAGGGGATCCCGGCGATGCCGGGCAGTGACCAGTGCGAGGTGGAAAATGAGCAGGTACAAGGGATTGCTGCAGGAACGCGCGGAACTCGTGGCGGAGTCGCAGGCCATGTTCGAGCGCGTCGAGCAGGAGGGGTGCGATCTGACCGAGGAGGAGCAGACGCGGGACGACGCGATCGCCAAGCGGATGCTGGCCCTCTCGGGCGAGATCGAGCGGGAGGAGCGGCGCCGCGAGTGGGAGCGTAGCGTCGAGCCGGTGCAGGAGCCGCATGCGGCGACGGCGCCGCGCCAGGCGCGCATGCCCGAACGGGTATTCGGGAGCCTCGGCGAGCAGTTGCTCGCGGTGCGCAACGCGGCCCTGTCGGGCGGACACACCGACCAGCGGCTCCTCAAGGTGCACGAGATGAACGCCGTGGCGCTGGGCCACAGCGTGGCGGTGCCGTCCGATGGCGGGTTCCTTTTGGAGCAGGAGTCGACGGCCGGGTTGTGGCAGCGCGCCTATGACATTGGCGAGCTGCTGCAGAAGACGTTCAAGATCCCCATCGGCGATGACGCCTCGAGCGTCAAGATCAAGGGGATCGATGAGAACTCGAGGGCGGCCGGGTCTCGATGGGGCGGCGTGCTGTCCTACTGGGTCGCGGAGGCGGGCACGCTGACGCCATCGCAGGCGCATTTTCGCGACATGGAGTTCGCGCCGAAAAAGCTGGCGGTGTTGGTGTATGCCACCAGCGAGATGCTGCGCAACCCGGTGACCCTGGAGGCGGTGATCAACCAGGTGGTGCCGGAAGAGATCGCCTACCGGGCCGAGGAGGCGATGATGCGCGGCGACGGCGCCGGCAAGCCGCTGGGGTTCCTGAACAGCGCGGCATTGATCCCGGTGGCGGCGGAGGCGGGGCAGGCGGCGGCGACGATCGTCTCGGAGAATATCTCCAAGATGTGGGCGCGGATGTGGGCGCGCAGCCGGCGCAACGCCTACTGGACCATCAACCAGGACTGCGAGCCGCAGCTGGATCAGCTGAGCATCCAGGTGGGCGTGGGCGGCGTGCCGGTCTATGTGCCGTCGGGCGGGTTCTCCGAGGCGCCGTACGCCAGGATCAAGGGGCGGCCGGTGTTGCCGCTGGAGTACTGCTCCACGCTGGGCACCCTGGGCGACATCATGCTGGTCGACCCGTCGCAGTATGGCACGAGCGATCGCGGGGATATCCGGGCGGCCAGCTCGATCCACGTGCAGTTCCTGACGGATCAGGTGGCGTTCCGGTTCATCTACGAGATCGATGGTCAGTCGCTGTGGAACACGGCGCTGACGCCGGCGAACGGGACGAACACGCTGTCGCCGTTCGTGGCGCTGGCGACGCGGGCCTAGGGGCCTAGACACAACCCATAAGCTGGAGGGGAGAGTGGCCCCTCCAGCAAGAAAGAGAGAAAGAGATGATCAACATCGTTGAGGAACTCAAGATCGTTGAGGGCCTGGTCCCTCAGGTGGGCGCGGCCGCGATCGTGACCAGCGACTATGTGTCGGTGAAGAACCTGCACAGGTTGTACGCGGTGATCCACTACAACCAGGGCGACGCAACCAACCATGTGTGGAATGTCATGCGTTCGCCGCTGGTGAGCGGCGTTGGCGCAGTCGCGCTCGCTGCTACGGCGCTGTGCCGCATCTGGAGCAACCTGGACTGCGCCACGAGCGACCTGCTCGTGGAGCGGACAGCGGCGGTCAACTATGCGTCGGGCGTGGGGCTGACGCACAAGCAGATCGTGTTCGAGATCGACCCGGCGGAGCTGGGGGACGGGTATGACGTGGTGGCCATCGCGACGACCGCCGCTATCGCAGCGACGAGCTACGTGAGCATCATGTTCTACGGCGTGCCGCGGTACGCGGGCCGGGTGGCGAATCAGCCGAGCGTGATCATCGACTGACGCTAGCCGGCGCGGTGTTGGGGATGTGAATCGCGGGGCGGGTTAGCGCCCGCCCCAAAGTGCTCAACAAAGGAGAACCCTGATGAGCAGCAACCGAACGGCCTTGTTTTCGCGCCGGCAGCCCGGCGGGGTGTTCACGGTCGATGACTTGAGGGAGCACCCGGGCGAGATCTTTTTCGTGGGTTCGGCGGTGACGGGGGCGACGAACGGGGCCGGCTATGGCCGGAACCCCGACAGGCCCTTTGCGACGCTGGACTATGCCATCGGGCTGTGTACGGACAACCAGGGCGATGTGATCTATGTGCTGCCGGGGCATGTGGAGACGTTCATCGCCACCAACGGCTTTGACGCCGACAAGGCGGGGATCGCCATCATCGGCCTGGGTTGGGGCGCTGCGCGGCCGCGGTTCGTGTTCGACCATGCCGACGCGCAGGTGAACATCGGCGCGGCCTCGGTGCGAGTGGAAAACGTGCGCTTTGTGGCCGACATCACCGGCGTGGTGGCGGCGGTACAGGTTGAGGGCGTGACGGATGTGGTGTTCCGTGACTGTGAGTGGTATTGGGGCGGCACCACCACGTGGGACATGATTCTCAACCTGGAGCTGGAAGCGGGCAGCCACCGGGCGCTGATCGAGCGCTGCCGGTTTCTGCAAGAGCCCGCTGTGGCGGGCTGCGCCAGCGCTATCAAGCTGACGGGCGCCAGCCACAATGTGGTGATCGGTGACTGTGAGTTCATGGGCGATTGCTCGGTGGCTTGCGTGAACGGTGACACGGTGCTGAGCCAGGGGTTGATGTTCCTCAACAACCTGGTACACAACACGGACGCGGGCGAGCCCTACTTGGAGGTGCTGACCGGCACCACGGGCGTGATCGCGGGCACGCGGGGCCTGGCCAGCGCGGCCACCATCGCGGCCAACGCCGTGGCGGATGCCATGGCGCACTGCGAGAACTTTTGTGTGAACACGGCCGGGACCATCGCGATCGTGAAGGGCGCGGGCGGCGCGCCGGCGCTGGACGCCGACTAGGAGCATGCGGATGGGGCGGGTCTCTCCGCCCCATCGGTAGCACGGGAGGTAACGGATGACGCGAACGTTGGTGCCGGGGCCGGGGTATTCGCAATCGTGGGTGGATCTCGTGACGCCGGTCGCGCAGGCGAGTGTGGACGCTGATACGGTGTTGGCAGGGTCGGCCATCGACGTGCGCGGCTGGCGGTCGCTGGCCTACACGATCAAGGTGGCGGCCAACGACGTGGACTGGACGGTGTACGGGGCCCACAGCGCTGATTACTCTGACGAGGTGGTGGTGCAGGCCGAGGCGCTGGTGGCCGCGGGGGCGGCGGGATCCTACGCGGTGACCCAGGCACCGTTCGGCTACTACCGCGTCAAGATTCACAGCAACGTGGGCGGGGTGCACGGGACGGCGACGCTGGTGGGGATGGCGAAGGGGTAGGTGATGGCCTCCTACGCGACGGTCGACGAGTTCAAGGCGTACCTCAAACAGCTCTCGGGCGTGGTGGACGCGCCGACGCTGGCGGATATCCAGGACGTGCTCGACCGGGCGACGGATGTCTTGGACTTGGCGCTCGGGTTCTCGTTCGCGGCCTATGGGGCAAGCGCCACGGCCAGGGATGCACGGGCGCCGGGCGGGGACGTGTGGGATATCGCGCCGCATGAGGTGGAGTCCATCGAGTCGGTATATGAGGTGCGCCGCAAGGCGACGTCGTATGAGAGTACCAGCGAGATCGACGATTTCGAGGAGCTGGCTGATGGTCGCCTATTTCGCGGCGCGGGATGGGTGCCGGGCGTTTGGTATCGCATCACCGCGAAGTGGGGCTATGGGCCGGCGCCGCCGGCGATCATCGAGGTGACGCTGGAACTCGCGGTGAACATCTGGCGGTCACGGGACCGCGGGCAGTTCAGCGATGTGATCGGGGTCGAGGGGGGCGGCGCGGTGGGCTATCAGCGGGCGCTGACGAATCAGCAGCGGATGATCATCGATCAGGTGCGGATGCGGGTGCTGGGGGGGCCGGGGGTGGCGTAGGGGCGCAGACCCCTCAGCCCTGACCCTCGCCCGAGAGTACTCGGGTGAATCCCCGAGTACAGGGAGAGGGAAGAGAGGACGGCGATGGCGCGGACGAAGCGGTACAGCCTGGAGCGGATGGAGCTGCCGGACCTGGAGGCCATACCGAACACGGTGCGGCGGAAGGCGATGCGCCAGGCGGTAAAGCCGGTGGCCCAGCGGGCGCGCAAGGAGGCGCCGGTGGGGCCGCGGCGGGGGCCGGGCAAGCTGGCCAAGACGATCCGCTACAGCGTGCGCAAGCAGGGGCGGGTCGGGGTGGTCAAAGCGATGGCCAGGCACGCGCACCTGGTGCACGAGGGGACCAAGCCGCACGAGATCCGGTCGCGCCATGGCAAGATGATGGCGATGCGGATCGGTGGACGGATGGTGATGGCGCGGGCCGTGCACCACCCAGGGGCGCGGGCGAACCCATTCATGACGCGGGCGCTGGAGCGGAGCCTGCCGGAGGTGGAGGCCGCGTTGCGGGCGGCGGGTGAGGAAGGGATCGAGGAGGCGCTCAGGTGACGCGACCGACCTATGAGGACGTGCTCGATGGGCTGCACGAGTGCTTGGGGACGGTCGAGGGGATCGCGGCGATCCTGCCGTATGAGCCGACGAGCGTCCACGCGTTCCCCTTGCTCTACTCGATGTTCGACAGCATGGAGATCACCCGCACGGGGCAGGTGCAGGGGCGGACGTATCGCACGCTGCACCGGCTGGTGTTCCGGTGGCAGGACAACGAGCAGGCGCTGCTGGAGATGATCCCGTTCGTGGATGCGATCCCGGATGCGGTGGA